CAGTCCCGGTGTGCGCTGCCGTTGGGGCAGCCTGGTTCGGGTGGAAGATCGTTTTTTACGTTTTGAAAGACCTATCGGGAGAGGTGAGGAACGTATATGATATCGTCGTAAAATTGATTGATCGTTTAAATTTGCATGACAAGCAGACCAACAAACTTTCCCGAGAAATCGCCCAGTTACGGTGCGAGGTCGGGAGCTTGTACAAGTGTATGGGAATCTCCCCGAAAAAACCGATCAGGCGGGAGCGCGATGAGTAGGTTGTTCGTGATAGTCGGTTTGAGTGTGTTTGTGATCCTGGTGGGTGCCGGGTGTAAGAGTCTCTCGGGCAATTTGGAGATCGATACACCGTTTATCGATATTGAGTACGAAGGTCGGGAGTGAGTTTTGACGATCTCAAAGTCATCGGAGCAGGCGGCGGCGGGATCTCGTCGTTCTACTTGCAGTTAGGCGAGATCGTGCAGATCGGAATAGGAATTTTGACGATGGTTTACATAGGACTGAAAATACGAAAACTAATTTTGGAGAAATAACGATATGTTAAGAAGCAAAACAATGTGGGCTGCCATTACGACCTGCGTGGGGACGGCAGCGGCGATAATGACGAATGAGATGACGCTTTCAGAAGGCTTAAACCTCATCGTTCCAGCGATCCTCGCAATCTTCCTCAAGCACGCGGTCTCCAAGACCCAGGACACCGCTCAGGCGGCAGTTGAGGCGGCGAGTAGCGTCTCACCCGCCCCGAAGAAGAAAGCCGTTAAGAAAGCGAGCTAGGAGGCTTAAATGGCAGGACTAACCACCACCCAGACGTTCAGCGATGGTGACACGGTCACCGCTGCGAAGCTGAACAACATCATCTCGAACTGTTCGATTGATGATGACGCGATCACCACAGTAAAGATCGATGATGATGCCGTAACGCTCGCCCAGATGGCCGATAATTCGGTGGACACCGGGCAGTTGGTGGCGGACTCCGTTGAGAACAGCAAGCTGAACGACATGGCTGCCAAGACGGTCAAAGCCAACGCGACAAACGCGGGTGCCAACCCGACCGATGTTCCGGTTGCCGTAAGTGAACTACTTGCCGGGACATCGACCACCATCAATGCGGTTAGTATCATCACCGATTTGGAGATGGTGGATTCGTCTGATGCGATTGTCACTGACAGCACGGCAACGAAGATTCGAGTGGCGGACACGCTGATCAGCGGTAAGTCCGCTTTTGATGCGGCAGCGGGAACCGATCCGGTTGTTCCTGCCAACGATACGGTTCTCGTATACGACACATCTGGAACCGGTAACAAGCTGAGGAAAGCGACAGTCACGAACATGATGCAGACGCTTCCTGCCGTAGAAACGACAAGTGGTGTGGTTCGATTGGCGACCACCAAGAGAAGCGTTGATCCTACCACTGCCGGGACGGTTCCCGCTGATGTTCTTACCGTAAACAACGCAAGTCCGATGCTGGCAAAAGCGTGGGTAGAATTTACATACGGTGCAGACAGCAAGACCGGCGATGTAGCGCAAACAATTACAAACTCTTTTAATATCACTAGCGTAACCAGAGACGGTGAAGGAATATACAATATTATCTTTGGAAACGGGTTAACCGACACAAAGTTTGATCTGCCAAGCGACAAGTACATCGTGTCTGCAACGGGGTATGATGCAGGCGCCGATGATTTATTGGGCGGATTCATAACATCAAAAGCATCTCCCGCTGGGTCTGGGTGTACGGTTAAATTTGGCCATTACAATAATGTTACAACAAACCCAAAAGACCCAGACGGAGTTGCGACCTTAATTTTTTACGGTCTGACATCATGACGCTCATCGACATCGCCACATATGTCTGCAACTTGGTCAACAAGACGGATGACACATCCAAGACCCGGTGCAAAGAGTTTATACGGCAGCATCATGAGAACGTCATCAACTCGGCGTTGTGGCGCGAGACGATTGACGTTGAGCAGACCACGCTACCGTTCGATGGTCGCCTGACGCAGATCATCCTGGACAATGGCGGAACCGGATACACCTCCACACCCACTGTTTCTTTTACTGGTGGCGGTGGCAGCGGTGCTAGTGCTGGGAGTGAAATTGGCGGTGGCGCGGTTAGCAAGATTTACATTATAAACCCGGGAACCGGGTACACATCTGCGCCGACAATCAGCTTTGACTTGGTTTCCGGTGGGTCAGGTGCCACGGCAACTGCGATTGCTGACTCATTGGCGGACGAGATGGTTTGTCCTCAGAAGTTCGAGACGATTCTCGGGGTGAGTTACAACCAGCAGAATTTATTGCCGACCCAGTTGATCACGCAGTTCATGACCAACCCGGACAGTTTTAAGAGCGATGCGAATTCTGCTCAGTTTAGTGTTATTGATAGTTCGGGGATCAATTTTAATCCTAATTACGGTGCTATTGAATTTATGTCCAGCGACAGTGCGGACAACGGTAAGCAGATCACGATTATTGGCGAACTGGCGGGACAGGAACTGACGATGCAGAAAGAGACCGTGACACTGTCGAGTTCGGTTCTCACCACCGAATCCTGGTCGGCAGTTCATTCACTCAGCAAAGAAACGACCACCGGACATGTGCAAGTGCGGAATCCGCTGAATCCGAGCGATTACTTCTTTTGGCCCGAGTGGGAGAACGTTTCAAAATTTCAACGTGTTAAGTTTTTCGACCGGCCAAAGTATGATGCGAGTAGCCCGGTGAATCTGTACATCGTCGGCAAGAAGAAGATCCAGCCGATGGTCAGCGATTACGACACCCCGATGGTGGCGGGGATCGACAATGTGCTGATTCACTTTGCGACCGGCGACATGCTGAAACGGTCGAGGCAGTTCGGCAAAGCGCAGTTGGAGATCCAGCAAGCGAACGGACTGATGCAAGTGGCGCGTGACCAGGAGAACAATCAAAGTGCGAAAGAAGTCAGACTGATCCCCGATGTGTACGGGATGGGTTACACTCGAAATGACTTCGGATTTTAAATCATGCCTGTCTACTATAACGATGGACTCGATGACCCAGTTCAATACGACCGGCAAGCGAGTTTCGTTGGTGGGCAGATAAGCAACTTCCGCGAGAACCTCCTCAACGAGAGTCAGGCGGAACTACTCAAAGATCTGGACACCGAAAAGAACGGCATTCTGAAGTCCCGGCGCGGGTTCCATCGGTTTGCGGATTTGGTGGGTACATCTTCATCGACCGACACCCAAGGACTCGCTTATTTCGATACAGACGCAAAAGAACAACTGATTGCGTTTGTGGACTCCAACATCTACGGAGTTGATTCAAGCGGGACAGTTGTAACGATTGATTCCAGCAAATTGACCGTGGGACTCGACCAGGCGGACAACTGCCAGGTGGCGGACAAGTTGTTTTACGCGAGTCATGTCACAAACAACCGAGTCGGTCAGGTAAAGTGGACGGGTGCCGCGTGGGAAGTTATCGAAGTTCACGATGGCCCGACCAATTCAAAGTTTTTAGTTAACAACGGTTTCAGAATTTTCGCAGTTCAACCAAGCGACAACCAAATTTATGTTTCGGACATTCTTCCGAGTGTGAGCGGTGGCGTTGATTCGCTGACCATCACCGATGGAGGCGCAACCTATACGGCAGGCACACTCACTGCAACCGGTGGAGGAGGTTCAAGTTTCGCGGGAACATTTACGGTGGACGCGGGGGTGATTGATTCGGTCACGATCACAAATGCGGGGAGCGGCTACACTACGGTTCCCACCATTAACATAGCAACCGGAGGCCCGGGTGACGGTAACGCAGTCATCACCCCGGCATTCACAACCGTTTTCCCGGCTGCCAACGCATTCAAAGTTGGTCTCGGAGATCCGATCACCGGTTTGGCGAGTTGGGTTGGGTTCAATGTGGTGGTGTTTTGCAAGAATAGTTGCTACGTCATCGACACTAACCCGGTGCCTGCAACTGCCGCCCCGACCATCCCGGCGGCAAGCACGTTCAGCATTCGCACCATCTCGACATCGAGTGGTTGTTTGAGTCATGGTTCGATTGCCCAGGTGGGCGAGGATTTATATTATTTGAGTCGCACAGGAGTACGTTCGATCAGACGCACGATGGAGGAGAACATGATTGCCTCCGATGTGGGTATAATCTCCTACCCGATCCAGGATGTGATCGACTCCATCAACTGGGCGAAGGCGGACATTGCGACAGCAACCTGGTGGAACGGACGTTACGTTCTCAGCTTTCCGACAGGAGCAAGCACAACTAACGACACCACCATCGTGTACAACACCAACACACAATCCTGGATGGGCGTGTGGCGCGGCGATGTGACGGTTGCTGCTGGGGTGGAGTCAAGTTACCTCAATCCGACTGACTATGCGGTAACACAGTTTACCGGAGGCAAACCGTTTCTGATTAGCCTGGATAAGATCGGCAATCCGTTGCAGTTCCGCGATTTCGTGGAGGACATCAATCTGGTTGATACAGATTTCCAGGATCAGATCAGAACGGCAAGCGGGGTTGACGATGTTCGGATTAAAGCCGGGGGAACCGGTTACTCAGCGGGAACTTTAAGTGCGACAGGCGGAGGAGGCTCAAGTTTTGCGGGAACTTACACGGTGAGTGGCGGGGTGATTGATTCGGTTACGATAACCAATACCGGGAGTTCTTACACATCTGTTCCGACAATTGTTACGAGTCATGCCGGTAACGGTGATGCCAATCTTGAAGCGTTTCTGTACATGGACACCGGTTGGGAAGCGACCACCCGCGCATTCACGTTTGGCGAGCAGATGACATCGAAGGATGCGGAGTTCGCTGAGTTCGAGTTTGACCGGAGCGATGCGGTGATCGACATCGGGGTGTTGTTGGACAATGAGTCGAATGACAATTTGGCGGATGAACTGGACACCGGTTCGGGTGAGTTACGATTGACGTTTCCGCTTCCATCGACGCTTGGCAGTGGGGCCGTCACGCGGTTCCGTTATTCGATGACCCAATACTCGGAGTTCCGGGAGTTACAATTTAATTTTAAGCAATCCGCCCAGGCGGGAACCGACAGCAAATACTTGGCACTGCGATCCATCCATGCGGGTGGGTTTCTTAACAGTGTGGGGGTGGAGTCATGAGTGAGTTCAAGTCGAGCAATCCTGACCCGAAATTGATGCAACAGGTTCTTTGGGAGGCCACCCAGGAAAACAAAGACGCTTTTGCCTACATAGGTTACTGGATAAAAGCGTGTCAATTGATTGACGATTTGTTCGATGAAATTGAAGATTGGAAGAACGAAAACACATACGAGTTGGCACAATTGCTACTGGTGGACATGCCGAGCAATTTGTTTTTTCACACTCACAAATTAGCGTTGTTGCCGTTACACGTTACGGTTTTGAACGCATGGCGCGACAGCAACGATTGGAAAGAGTCGGGCGACAAACCGAGGAAACTTCACGCACTGGTAATGTGCGAACAAGTTTCCGACATTATAATTTTAGTTGCATACCTAATTGGAGGATATGAACACATGAGAAAAGTTAGCATAAAAGTTCGGGAGCTATTTCTGAAGGAGGAGATCGTCTAATGGGAGGTTGGAAAGATTTATTTACGCCAGACCCACCCAAACCGATTGATGTTGGGGCGGCAGCACGCGAAGGCGTTGAGGCGGATGTCGGGACTTTGGCTTTACGCAGAATGATTGACGCGGCTTCCAGGATGGGAACCAAGATCACCTACACGGACATGGACGGTGAGGAACAGGTTGCGGATTTCACCGGCCTGGGTGACGTTGATCGAAGCCGACAGGACTTGGATTTTGCGGCGGAATCTGCCGACCGTTTTGCCAAGACGATGCTGGATGTTCAGCAGAAGTATGGGAAAGATTACATCAAGCAACGTATCGAGGAATTGAAAGCGTCCGACCCCACCGGTTATGAGATTCGGGAGTTGCTTGGGGAGTCGGCTAAATCCGACTTGGAACGTGGTTACGAACTTGCGCCTGGCATGAGACACGAAGTAACCGAGGCCGAGCAGGCCGCCCAGACAGCCCGGGGGAATGTCCTGGGATCGGGTGCGGCCGCCGCTGAAGCGTTAACAGTTGGTGACGCGGCTTGGAAGATGCGCCAGCAACGTCTGGCGAATGCCGCCAGTTTCCTGAGTGGCACAACGCCAGTCGCCCAGTTTGGGCAGTTGAGCGGAGGCCAACAAGGCGCAAGTCCGTTTAATCCGATGTCGATGAATGCGGGAATCGGGCAGAACCCAAATGCACCCAATTGGGGGTTGAACTCAGCCACGTTGGACTACAACACAAGATGGTCGGCAGAACAGCAACGTGCGGGATTTATGCAAGGCTTGTTGGGAACAGCAATCGGCGCGGCGAGCGGCGGCATGGGAGGTATGGGTGGCGGCGGTGGGACAAGCGCACAGTCATGGACTCCACAAGGCGCGGGTGGTTTTGGTGGCCCGTGTCATGTCGCCCGTGAGGTGTTTGGGGCGAACAACCCGGAGTGGTTAATGTTCTACGACTGGAAAGAATTAAAAGCCCCGGCGTGGTTCCGCAAGTTATACAACAAGTTCAGCGTCCATGTTGCCAGGTTTATCAGCAACAAGCCGAGGCTGAAGAACATCATCCGGGGATGGATGAGGAATAAGATAAAATGAGTGCATCAAATTTTCTAGCGGGAATACGGGAAGGCCGGGCTATTATTCAGTCCAACATCGACACATCGTTGAAGAAGAAACGCTTTGACATGATGAAGTTGCAGTTTGAGTTGGATAGTTCTCTCAAGCGACGAGAGGTTAGTAATTTCAATTCTGCTCAAAAAGCGTTGGACGGGTTCTATCGTGATGTCGCCCCGATAACTCGCTTAACTGATCCTGAGCAGTACGGCAAGTTCACAGCAGCGCAAATTAAGTATTTCCCGGATATAGCGTTAGATAAAACCGCAGTTAGTGCTTATGAGAAAGCGGTAACCCAACTTAACGACCGAGCGTTAGGCGAACAGGCAAACAAAGAGCGAGCCGAGTTTGGCGCACTGGGAACGCAGTTTAAGAGATACTATAAGTTGGTCGATCCCCCGATGATGGAACTTCCGGGTGGGGTTCAAAAAGTTGATATAGCGCAGATGAGCGAGATGGTGGATGTCGCCAAAGAGGAAGAAAAGCAGAAGTCACAACTGCGCGAGGTGAATTACACGCTTGAGCAGGAATTTGCAAAAGCGTTCCCCGGGGAACCGTTCCCGACTATCGAGCTTGAGTCAGCACCCGGCGAACCGGCACCAGACAAACCGATCAAAGACAATGCGGCGGCGAGGATGATGTTACGCGACGAGGCTGCCCGGTTGAAGGAGGAGGAGGCGTTTGACGTTGCCGAGACAAAAGACAAGATCGTGTATCGGGGTGATTTCAATAGGTGGAAGAAGCTAATAAAGAATCCTGCGCTTGATGCGAAGAAACCGGATGATCAGAAACTGTTTAGGACATATCAGCATGACGAAAAGATCAGCGAGCTAATGGCGGAAGCCGGGTTAGAGGCATTCAAGTTGTCGGATGAGTTAGTTCCCGATTCTGTATCTGGCGGGTACGAGAACATGGCGGAAGTCACCGGCATGATCAACGATTTGATACGCAAACAGGAAGAGGACGCTGGGCTTAAAAAAGCGATGGCTCAGAAGCCTCTTACCGAGTCCCAAGCGAAAGATTACATCTTCTCCGGTCGGTTGAAACTAACCGAAGAAACAATGGCGAAGCTAGAGGCGAGAGGATTCAGCCCCGAGTCAATTCCTCAAGCAATCTTCATGACGGGATTGCCCGAGTTGGCGAAGACGAACGACCAGAAATTGTATATTGCTGCCAGAGCAAACTGGATTGGCGCACAGTTGAGAAGATTGTCTGGTGCGGCAATTAAACCGGAAGAATATGCACAAGACATCAAAGAATACTTCCCGCTTATAAACGACAGTCCTGAGGTCATAGCGTACAAGCGGGATCTGCGGAGACAAGTTGAGCGGGACATGCGGGCAATCGCAACGAATCAACCGGTGATTTCAGATTACAAGACAACCGGTTCCCAAATAACCTACGACAACATTGAAGATGTGGAAGCTGCCCGAGACCGGGGAAGGCTGAAACCTGGGGACACCTACAAGTACAAAACGGAACTCGGCCAAGTCCAAAGTGGCATCGTTGAAGAATAATGCCTCTTACCACAACCAACGCGCCACCGACTGATCCGAACCTGCTTAACCGGAACATTGTTCGCAAGCCGCGTTTAGTTGATGTCGGCGCACCGGAACCTGTTCCCAAGCCTCGCTTGGTTGACGTTGGCAAACCGGAACCGGTTACCGTTCCACGTTTAACGGATGTCGGCAAACCTAAATCTCAGTCCGTCGAGGAGTTGGTGCGGCAAATTGACGGTGACCAAAACTTCATTCCAAGCGACGAGCAACTCAACGAATATTTTGCGTATAACGACGAACAACCGTTCGACTACAAGAAGACTTGGGACGCGGGCGTAAATGCGGTAGGCACCGCACTGGGAGATATTACAAAAGCGGTGGGGGCGGCAATCGTCGATCCTGAGTTCAGGTTCAACCCGGTCAAACAGGTCGCAACGTTTGCCGAAGGCGCAGCCCGGGGAACGTGGGACTTGAGCATTCTCGGCAGGATGATGACCGACAAGTTCGAGGAGGTAGTAGCCGAGCCAAGTAAACGCGAGAGAACGTTGTATCTTGTTGACAGACACAACGAGGAACACCCCGACAAAGAAATTTCTTTTTTGGATGTCTTCTATCACGGAAAACGTGATTTCGCCAACCCGAGTGATTACAAGCGATATATTTCTGACTACGAAGAGAAGTTGCTCGACAATCGCCGGGACAGGTGGCGCACGATGCGTTGGATCACCAACACCCGCAACCTGGCCCGCGAAGGCAAGAAAACCATTATTGGTGAGTTTCTCGGTGAGGACGTAGACAAAGCATTACTTCCGTACATAAAACAGGAAGTGGCGGAAGGTTCGAGTTATTTCCTCGATCCAACGCTTCCGGTTGGCCTTTTGTCGGCACCCGCCAAAGCCACAGCAAAGCCACTCGTCACACGAATACCAGGTTTGACGAACGTCCAGCTACTGGAGCGCGGACTGATTGCCCCGACAGTCGAGTTCACCGGGAGAACTTTAAAAAACACCGGCAAGAAGGTTGATGAAATAATTAGCAACCTCGGGGCGAAAGTTGAGGAGAATACTGATCTCGTAAAAGCGGCACAACCGATTATGACCGGGGCGAGTGCGGCGGCGGGTGCGTATGTTGCCCCCGAAAGTGTGGGGATGCTTGGGGGAGCGGTGGCGGGCGCGGTGGGTGGTAAGTATGGTGTTCCGCAAGTCGGCAAGCTGAAAGCCATCCCCAAAGCGATCACGATAGCCGGTGAAGGCGTTGAAGCGATTGGCAGATCGATGGGCAAGCCTGAGATGCTCGAAAGCACGTTACAGCAGGCAGCCCGAATTGCGGAGAGCGAACCGGCGCGGAAGTTACTCAAAGGCGCGGCCAGGCTAGATCCCGCAATTTCGTTGGTAGACAATTTGGTGACCGGGGCAATCGAAGGATCGAAAGCTGGGGGTATCTTGGCATCCCCAAGTGGTGACGAGGAGTTCATCGGGGGAGCGATGGGAACCGGCGCAGCGTTGGGCGGTGGCGGTGGTGTGGTCGGCGGAATAGCCGGGGAGAAGTACCGCACCAAGAAGCAAGCCGAGAACACGGTCACCGAATGGTTCAACTCGAAGACCGAGGCAGAACAGAAATCTATACAGAATTTAAAGCTTACCCCGGTCGAAGCGGCGAATGTCGCCACGGCAGAAATGCTTGGGCGCGGAATCATTGGGAAAGACAAGATCAGTGATATCAATTTTATATACCTATCCCAACCGGAATTCATAAAGAAGATCCACCCCGAGCTATTGGTGGACGGTGAGTTGCCGAAAGTCCTCCCACCGGGAACCCGGGGGGCGATGAGTTCGCCTGACGGTACTCCGACAGTTTACGTTAACACCGGGCACACCGGCCCGAGAAGCGTGTTTCATGAGATGATGCACGCGATGCTGAAGTTCGACGAGATGGGTGATAACCGCGTCGAGTTACGATCACAGTTGTTCGATCAGAAGGCTGAGGACGGAACGGTGTTGAAGCGCGGGATGTTCAGCGAGGATGACATCGACGTTTTCTTTGACCAATACCTCTCTCGTTTACCGGAGGAAATGCGTGGTGCCTGGGAGGAACAGTTTAAAGTTTATAAAGACGATTTCGAGGAATTCACTAACCCGGATGGGACTAAAGAACTCAAGCGTGTGATCGACAAGGAGGCGACTCGGGCGAACGAACAGAAGTACGTCATGGAGGAGGTCGAGGCCGAGTCGTTTGCGAACTTCGTCAAAGATTCCGGGCCAACTTTCCTGCGGCAGTCGAGATCGATCCGACAACAACTTGCTGACCGGTTCCTGTTACAAGACAACCTAAAGAAGACGAGAGTCCTCCGTTCGGTGTTGGAGAAGTGGGGTGTACCGTTTGGCGCGGATGGAAACCCGACCGGTGTGTTCTGGAAAGATGGCAAGCCAATCAGCAACAACCGGGAGATCAACAAAGTCATGCGCGACTTCGTGCGGGCCAAAGACAGTGTGACCCGCCGCATGATGGAGGACGAAGGTGGCGATAAACCGTCTCTGTCGATTGGATCACCCCGGGCAGCGGAAGGACGCAAGAAAGTTGAGGCGGCACTCAAGTCTGCTGACGGGAAACTTCTGGTCGAACATTTCAAGACGAACGACATCTTCGACCGCAAGCCGAATGGCGACATCAAGTATGACGCACTGACCGGGATGCCGATACTGCTTGCTGAACGGCAGATTAAGAAACTCCAGGCCAAGCGACTTGAGAAGATTCAAGCCGCGCTTGAGGAGGTTGGAATCGATGGGGGCGGCATGATGCCGAAAAAGAATAAAGACGGTTCGATCTCCTGGTCGGGAATACCGACTGACGCTCAGGTAGCGAAGATTTTAGAAATCCCCAACGACATCATCCCGCCGGGGATGAAAGATTCGGTAACTGACATCGTCGAAAAGATGCGGTTGCCAGGTCAGTCGATCATCATGGACTACAACCCGGCAATCGGTAAGAGCGGGCGTTACAGCAGCAACCTGAGTAGCGGGTTGCGTGTTGCTGTTCCGTTGGGGTTCCATGTCAGCAAATCGGGAAACTTTTATACAACCACACTCGACTTGGGCGCGGTACAATTGAAGTTAAGCGACTGGGGCAACCCGGATGGCAAGACTCACAAGAATCTTGAGATGTGGGATGGTGACGCAAAACGGTTTGAGCAGGACATGTACAAGTACCTGGAGAACCACAAAGCGGATCGTCCTGGGGAGACCGGACTGGCGGAGAATGCGTCCACCGCCGAGGCGAAGAAGAACATCATCAACGACTTTTTCGGGGTGGCGCAGAAAGATGCCAACCCGATCACCGATGCCCGGAAGGCGACCAAGCGAAGCGGCAAAGCGCGGCGGGTCGAGAATTTGATTCGTTCTAGGTTGTTCAACCGAATGAACCGGATCGAGAAGAATCGGTTGACCAAGTATGGGGCCGGGACACCGCTCCCGATGAAGACTCAGGCGGACGCTTATAAGAAGTGGAAAGAAAACTACATGCCGGGTGACGAGGTCAAATACATGCCGGGGGAAGCGTTGACACCGGGTGAGACGGGTGTACAATCTCCCGCCGATGGGCAACGAACGCCTCAGACAGATTTACGCTCAAGCCGCTTCCGCGTTGACTCTCCAACCGGAGGCGCAGGATTCCACGCTGCCATCTCAGATGCCGCCCAGCGGCACAAGTTCGGTGCGGCAGTCGAGGTCAAGCAATCCGAGTTCTACCTCGACCCCGAGACCAAACTCTTCCTCGAACCGGACGAGTCTGCAGGATTAGCTATCACGCCTGGCCGGGATCTGGTCAGCGTCTTCAAGAAGCCTGAGTCCCAGGCGAACGTCCGAGAAATTTTAGCTGAAGCGGCACCATACGCATCCACGCTTGATGCGTTTGATGTGGGTGGCTTCCTGCCGAATCTCTACGCAGAGAACGGATTCCGCCCGGCAGCCCGAGTACCGTGGAACGCTGAGTACGCTCCCCCGAATTGGCCGAAAGAGATGGGCGAACCGGATGTCGTACTGATGGTGCGCGACCCAGAGAACGTCCTCGGGTTACCGGAGACCGATTACAATCAAGCGCGAGACCAGGTGCCGCTGTTCAACGACTACGATGCGGCGATGGCAGTGCAACATGCCGCCCGGGCGAAAGTCGATGAGGTCGGTGTGAGCGATGCGAAGTACATGCCTGCGATGGTGCAGGATGATGTTCACGCTCAGACGAAAGATCGTCCAAAGATTGGTGTAAACATTAACGACTCTCAATTGCCGTTCAGCCAATGGATTGTTCATGGCAGACAGAATGAAGACGGGACAGTTCAACGAAAGACGATTGAAACCAGACCTAACCCCAGAAACAACGCACTGGTGGGATTATCAAAAACGGGTGAACGGTTTGCCATAATTAGTACGTTTGGTCGAAAGAATAAGCAGGCCGAGATAATCGGAACCGCGAAAGCGGGGAAGCCTATTATCTACGATACGCTTGAAAAGTTTCGCGCCGATCAAGACAAGCACATGGTCGAACCTGGGTCAGATTTTGACTGGGATGGGTTTAAAGTCGGGTACCCGATTGAGGATGTTAAGTCACTTAAAAGCCCGGTTCTCGTCCCGTCCGATGTTCGAGGTATAAAAACCAGAGATTTGGGTGACGTTCGATACATGCCGGGTGGTGAACCGGTCACCCATCGGGGGCGCGAGGTAGCCGACTGGTCACCCGAAGATTTCGCTGATTTTGGCAAGCAATTCGGGGTTGACAATTTCGGCCCGCAATCCAAAATCATGCCGGTTGCAGACCAAGATGGTAAATCGGTAAACCTACCGGGAGGTCTAGATGGTGAATTCACGTTCTACGATCTACTTTGGCTAAAAGCTAACCCGATTGATCCATCGACTCTCTCCAAGAGTCTGACGAGTAAACTTCAGCAGAAGTTAGTACGCTCAGTGACTCCTGAACCCGGTGACAGAGTCGAGGTCTTCAACCGTTTTCTTTTCGGGATGTTAAGTCCCAACCAACCACTCACCCCCAACGAATTTGAGTTCGCCGCCATGCGTGTGCGGTCTCCTAAAGATATCGACAAGTTGGCTTCGTTTATCGACTGGGAACCTGGCGCGAAAGTTGACCGGGTGCATCGGAAAGAAACCGAGAAGAAGATGACCGAGTTCTACGAGACCCAGGCCGGTGGTGCCGGTGGGATGGGTCTTAAAGGATCGGCGGACTACACCAACCTGGCGGAGTTCGCGAAGTTGTATAAGAAAGACCCGGACTTCTTTACCAAGCAACCCGAGGAGAGTTGGGATCAGTTCGTCGAGAAAGTGATGACCCAGACGCGGGGATTATCCGCGAAGGTCGCCAGTTTCTCTACGGTCTGGCAAGACCCGGCACATGCGGCGATCAGTGCTATCGACCGGCACATGGCGCGTAACTTTCTCCCGAAACTATTTCCGACGAAGAAAGCGCGGCAACAGTTTGAGCGCAGTGTGGTCAAGCGTTGGAACTCGCTTGTCGATGCGAGGCGGAAACTGGACAGCAAATACCAGAAGACCGTTACCCAGTATGATCGAACCAAAAAAGCAAATCGTTCCCCGAAACTCATTGCAGACTACGACAAGTACAAAACTGAGTTAAAGAAACTACCGAAAGCACCGAAGAGCGAACTCAAGAAAGTCCGAAACATGGACGAGGTGTTTCGCGTTCAAGGCGGGGATGCGGCTTTCATGGATCGGGTAATGAGTATCCTCAGCAGCAACGAACGCAAGTTCGAGACTCGAGGTGAACGTAATCCGATGGTGCCGGATTATCTGCATGACGTTGACTGGATCAATCGCCCGGACAAAGCATCGGTAATCGGTGATGCCTACCGGCAAGCGTTGGCTGAGAATGATCGGCGGGCGCAGCAATCGGGATTGCACCTGTTCGCTAGTCAGTGGCATTTGTGGGATCGGATTAGGCGTAGGCTAGAACCGCATGAGGTGATGTTCCCAGGCTTGCACAAGATCCCGGGGATGAACCGGGAACAGTTAGTGAAAGCGATGAACGTCCACAAAAAAGCGGGATACTGGTCATCGACTAAAGAAGCGTATCGGGAACCGACAACCGGCGAGATCGAGATGCGGATGAAACCGACTCGGCCAATGCCTGGTGGCCCGGCATCAGCGGCATACTTCATGCCTGCCATCCCGGAAGCCCGCACATCGACTGCACCCCCGATTACTCCCGAGGCGACTCAGTTCATACTTGATCGTGTGGCGCGGTTCACTCCACAAGAGATGGACTCCCGCAAAGACCGGGCGAAAGAAATCCTCAAGAAATTTATCGAGCAATGAAAAAAGGCGGCCAACGATTAATGGAGATGGGGCGGAGGAAATCTTCCCCGGTGCTTACAGCAGCAACCCCCCCGACTGCTGTAGAACCGGCCCCACGCTACACCGACTCGGACCGGTTCGACCAACCGATCATGCACGATGTCGGCCCAATCGATGAAGAACTCCCCCCCGCCCAACCGGCACCCGCCAGGCGGGATCTCATCGGTAAGATGTTTCCCCGGTTGTCGGCGGCGATGGATCTGTTCGGGAAGATCGACCTGTCGGAGATCCGCCAGGCGCGGGGCGATGCCGGGAGGAAGAAGATCGATGAGGCGGCGGGAGCGGCACTGATGGACTCGGTTTTAGTCGGACAACTCGCTGATCTGGAGAATCGGTTATCGTTGGACATCACCCCGAAAAACTTGCCCCAGATTCAACGCAAGCTGGACGAACGACACTTGGAGAGTGTGCTGACACCGATAGACGAGGAAAGTGCCTCACAAGCCATCCTCAAGCGACTACAGACCAATCGCACCAAATCGGCTAACCCAGAGGTTCGGAAGACCGAAAAGCTCGCTGAGATCGAGGCGAAAGACCAAGAAATCCTCGCTGAGTTGGATCAGGTCGAGATTCCGATCATGGCATTCAGCGATGTTGAGTTGAAGTCGATTTTGCCGAAGTTCAGTTTGCGGATGCCGAGCGCGAAAGATATGGATACGATGCGTGGTTTGGCTCAAGCGTATGCGGATATCACCGGGGAGGTCAGGACTCCGCTTCAGCTTTGGGTCGCCATGCATCATCCTGAGATGGATCT